CAGAATCTTCCATTGTTCTCATCAAGAACAAATTCATCCGAAGAACTTACATACTCATAGTCTTCCACAAAAAACCCTTCAGGGAAGACTGATGTTGGTGGCCTATTAGATTTTAGTTTTAATTTATAACCAGATTTCATCTGAGTTACAATACCACCCGATTTGTTCAAGTACCCAAAAGGACCATAAATTGGATTTCCGTCATAGGCCCATCCAATAATAGCAGAGTGATTTTTTGAAGTTATTTTTTCAGCACCATTATCAATAACTAAGTCTGGATTGTTATATTGAGTATTGCCACTTTGATCCGTAGTATATAAAAGTCCTCTCAATAATCTTGGAGCATAAAGATGAACATATTGGAGACCAAAACTATCATTTAATCCATCGGTGATGAAACCATCATCACTAAAAATATTTGTACTGTATTTTTTAAATTGGTTTATATTCCAAGTTTGAATTTTTGATCTTAATGACGCATTTTTTCCTGGATACGTTACACTTATTGAGGTTTTTCCTTTAAGATATCCAGTTCCTTTATTGATTATATTGACCGATGTTATTCTTCCACCAGAAATTACTGGACTTAAAATACATCCCTGTCCTGTTTCAGAATTAACTGATATCTTAGGAATAGCATTGATATTTGATCCACCGTTATTAACTATTACTTCGATTACTTGTCCATTTGATACGATGGGTGTTAATTGGGCATCTGAACCAGTTTGGATAGTAATTTCTGGAAGACGAATATAATTTAAAACTTCAGAAGAACCATATCCAACTCCAGAATTTTGTAAGTTGACAGAAACTATTCTTCCCCTAACAATGGGTAAAACTCTGGCTTCAAAAGTTTCTGATCCTACAGAAGAAATACCAATTTTTCCAGAAACAGAAACTGAAATATCAGGATAATTAAAATGATGTATACCATCTTCTGGGAGTAACTTTCCATATCTTTGTGGAGAAGTTAGATTTATAAACTGTCTGGTTCTATAGTAATATTCTACATCTGCTGAAGAACCTATTTGGGAAAGTCTAATAGTGTCCGAATCAACGACAGTAACATAATATTCTGTTCCTGAAGTCAATCCTCCAATTTCAGTATCATCTGTCGTATACTTAATTTTTTCTCCAGAAGAGTACCCATGAGAATTTATTGTAATATGATTTAGTGCTGTAGATACTCCAACTACTGTTGTTTTTTTATTTTCATACCCTTCTCCAGTAGAAGTGAGGTTAATAGACGATACAACTTTTTTTGTTTGTTCTGCCAGGAAGGTGTGTCTACCAACGCCATAATCAGTAAAAATTACTGTATTGATTCCAGAAACAGCATCTTGATATGTTTTGTGTAATTTTATATTTGTGGAATTTTGTACAGAAACAAAATATGAAGCTCCTGTTGATAGTCCCGAGATAGCATTTTGTCCATTTGGTTTATAAATTACTTTTTCATAATCTCTGAATTTGTGATAGGTGGAGAATCCAATAGATGAAGTTGATCCCAGAGTAACTAATCCAAATCTTTCTTCACTATTAAAATTAATTTCATGTTGAACAAATTTTACACTTGCTTTTGCTGTAGCATTTTTTCCATTTCCTCCAGTTATTATAACTTTTGGTTCATCTATGTAATCAAATCCACCATCAAGCAAGTCTATTCTTTCAAAAGATCCTCTTATAGCTAAGTTTCCAGTTGCTCCAATTCCAGTTAAATCTGAAATAACTAAATTTGGTGGAGTAATTACATCATATCCTTCACCAGAATTGTCAACAGAGATTGATTTCAATTCACCATAATGAATGAAATCCAAAGATTTGTAGTTTAAAATCTCAACACCATTTAAAAGAATCCCGTTTTTAGTTCCAGGAAAAGTTTCTGTTTGGTTTAAATCATTATTTTGTTTTGGGATTTCTCTGAAAAGTTTTTGATGTGCTAAAGTTTTTCCTTTAAACTTATATGGTTCTATAGAATTATTCGTAACTGAAATAGGTTCAGTGGTAATATATTCTTCAGAATATAATTGACTTCTACTTTTTGCTAATTTTATTGATGTTGGATCAGAAAGTCTCTTTACAAAATAAACACCTTCCTCAGCAATACCAGTCTGAGTGGTGGTTGTTGTTATTGTGTTACCGTCAACATCAGTACTGGTAGTAGTTACTTTTTGTGGCGTATAATATACAGCGTCTCCAGTATAAAATCCATGATCCCCAGACGAGATTATTTTAAATGTGTCTGTAGAATTTGATCCAGTTGGAGGAAAAGTTCCACTAAAAGTGATTACATTTTTTTCTACTCCTAGAGAAGTAGTATTAAAATGTGGAATAGATGAAGATGCTACTAAAGTACTTTCATCCTTTTTATATACATTTTGTACGTTTGCTGAAATTTGGGAAATATCAAAGTTTTTTGCGTTCCCTTTTAAAATATTTTTTCTTACTTCAATGGAATTCACAGAAACATTATCAAGATTCCCTTGATCACCTATGGTTATTGTTTTACTTCCATTAACTGAATAAACTTTTGAGGTTCCGCTAAAATTATTACCAGTAATAGTTAAAGTGTCACCAACTCTAAAAATGTGATTATTATTGAGAGTTAATTTATATCTAAAATTAGATACATTAATTTTTTCCAATGTATCTACTTTATACGTAGTAGCAGTATTTAAAATCCAAGAATTAGCCGCAGCATCATTTGCGACTACTCCCAGTGTTTTAACTTGAATGGTGTCACCCTTCTCGTAATATTTGCTATTCAACTGCTGCGACATATCTGCCCAAGGACTTTTTTACTTATTTAGTAACTATACCCACCACTTCCTCCTTCGGAGGGAGTTAAACTATTACTTGAATTTGTGGAAAAATTAACTCCAGATGTGTTTCTCATAGCAGAAGAAGTTCCATATTGTTCTGGGTTGGCTAGACTTTCTTCCTTTGTATCATAGATGTATGAATGTTGCCTTGAAGTGTGTCTGGGACCCACCATCTTTCTATTATTATGGATATGATATGGCCCATAATATGGTTTTCCGTTCACCCAACCAATTAGTTTTCCAACATAAAGATCAGATAGAACATTTACAATTCTAACAGAAACTACAGTATCATCATTTAAAGTTACTGTAGCAAATGTATTAATTCCAACAGTAGTTTCATTTGTCACACTGCCACTAATTCCAGTAACTCCATAAAATTGAGTTAAAGATTTAGAAGTATACGAAACTATTCCAGCAGTTCTATCGGAGTAAGTCAGTCTTAATTCTCCAGAAGTTGGAAAACCTACTGTTGAATCAACATCAAATGTTTTTGATAATGGAGTGTAATTACCGATAAGTTTTGTTTTTGGATGAGAAACAAACTTACCATATTCTGCCCCCTCATATTGAAGATCTCTACTATAGTTTGCGTCAAAACTAATCCTGTAGTAATCAGTTGTAGCTCCCCCAACTAGAATTCTTTCAACATCAACTACTGGAGCGTATGATTTGTAAATAATATCCTCATATGCGTTCTGATAAAGGGTGTATCCACGTATATCCATTACATTACCAGATATTGGTTCCACCACCATATCTTTGGTGATTTTATATAAAGATTGAGATGGTGTAAAAAGATTTTCTGCTGGTTTTATTATTTCAACATCTTCTCCATATAATGCTTTGAAAAGGATCTTAAACGATTCATCTGTTCCTTTTGATGAATAAAAATCTTTTGATTGTTTAATGAATAAATTTTGGTCAAGATTACCATAAAGATCTCTATCTTCTAATCCTGGAAGAAACTGATATTTTACTTTTGTCAGAAATGAGGATAAGAAATCAATACTTAAGTTTTCTACTGTAGAATTAGCAGAATGTGAAGTAGAATTGCTTGATGAAAAAACAAAACTATTATTTGAATTATTTTTTACATGACCTTGAAAACCACGGACACAACCTGTAAAACTAAATGCCGTCTTTCCAGTATATGTGATAATTTCACTGTCAATTCTAATTAGACCATATTCATCAGGAAATCCATTTGTATTATCAACTACTATAGTTGTTTCAGTGCCTTCGATGTCCGATCTCAATATAGCAGATCTAATAACATTGGCATTATTGTTTAACTTAATGTACCTATCAATATTCTGAATTAAATCAATAGGTGCTCCCTGAAATTCTTGAGAAAGATAATATTGAGACAAAAATTCCCCAATTAGAGGAAATTCACTCCTGACATAAAACGGGAGTTGATTTTTTACAATTGTCTTAAAAGGAACTCTAGTTTGTGTCATTTTATGGCCTTATCAGTAAACCTCTGTTGTAATCATAACTTGAAGAAACTATGTAAGATGAAGCGGAAGGATCTAATCCAGAAGCAATAGAATCATTTACCATCTCAAATACACTGTTATTAATATCTAATTGGAGATACAAATCTTGAAGACCAATCACATCATTTGATTGTGGTGTGGCCACTATTTGAATGACTGATTGACCATCAATTGTCTTCTGCGTAGATTGGATATTAATTGGATTGAGTGTGATAATCCCTTTAACATAGTCAATTCTTCCAACATTTCTTCTAACAATTGTTGGATTTATTGCCGTTGGCGAACTAAGAGTAAAAAGGAATAGCGAACCAGTATTTCTATTTGTATCTGGAACATCACCGATGTAAACAGTTTGAGTAATACCAGCAGCTCTAAATCCACTTGAACGGATATTATAGCCACTCATGCTGGAAATGTGGAATTGATTACCAAACCCTATAGAGTACTCTGCGAGTGTGTTGAGGGCAGCCCTAACGTCTCTACGCATTGATATAGAGGTGATATTGGATGTGATAGATTCGTGGCTATCATCAATAATTTTTAAAAATTTACTATATTTGAACCTAGCACCATATTTGTTTAATTCACTAGATTCAGCATAATCTGTAGCATTATTTTGAATTATTGAAGAAACTTGAGATGCTGATGAGGATTGATTTGAGTTATAGTAAATTTTTGAATTTACCTCAAGATAAAGGTACTTGAGATCCAATATTTCTGGAACAATTCCAGCAACAGCATATTTTTTCAAATCTCTTTTAATATTCTGTTTAATGAGATTTGGAAGAAATTCTCCATTTCTAGGTTTAATACTAATAAAAACTTTTCCATATTGAGGTGGAATCAAATCTTCACCACCAAAAACGGAAATTGATTCTGTTTCTGGATAAATTCTTGCGGGAATCAAAGTTTCATAGTCATTTGCTGTTAGAGCTCTATTTTGAGACGCATAAATTCTTGGAGCAAACTTCTTAATCGAATCTACTTTTTCGATTACATCACCACCAGTTGAACTTATATCTGTGGTAATAAGAGAAACTCCCTGAGAAATTGTATATTCAATAGAATTTCTTACATAAGTCATTCTACCATTAAAGGCAAAAACACTTAATCCGTTTGATCCACCACCACTTGTTGTCAAATATGAAATCTCTATTTCATTACCTTCACTTAAAGCCTTTCCAAAAATTCCATCACCAAAAATAATTTCATATCTTTCATCTTCTACTTCTTGAAGGAAATAAACTCTTGAATCTCCATCAATATCAAACAAACTATCTTGCTTAGCATATGTTTGTTTTAATGTGCTACTATTTGTACCAACTTTTACGCGAATAAGATCAGTATCAACACCAACATTGTTGATTAAAAATCTTTGATTTGGATTTCTTGAGTTATATGTGTATGTTTCGGTAATATATGATCCTTCGTAAATTGAAAGTAAGTCAAAATTAGCAATTCCATCGACTACTGGAACTGTAACATCATCTAATATTGAGAAAATATACGAATCACTTCCAAATGCTCCATTAGAAGTAGCAACAGGTCCTCTTTTTAGGGTTATAGATGTTGGAACTGGAGTAATTCCATTAGTATCAACAAAAAAACTTATAAAAGACGTTGATGCTTTTCTTGATCTTGGGGTATATCCAATATTTCTTGCTAAGGCAACTACATTTTCTCTTAGAGTTGCACTATCAATAAAACATTCATTGGACACCATATTAGCATTATATGATGTCAGGTAAGTATTATAAGCCAGAACGTCCAAAATCGTTGACAGATTAGACCCTTCAAAGTCATAATCCGTAAAATTAGAATTATTTCTAAGATATTCTACAAGAGTTGATTTAATCTGGTCAAAATCCAGATTTGCGTAGTTTATTAGTGCCATTTATCGAGTTGATTGTAATACAAACTCTAGTTGTTGAGATGGTATATCAACTCCAACAATTCTGTAGACAACAGTCACATTAAATGAATTATTATCAAAGTCTGGATCTACCAAAACTTTATCCAATATGACTCTTGGTTCATAATTACGAATGGAGTTTTCTATTTCATCTTTAATTGTAACCGCTGTAATGTTATCAATGTTTTCAAACAGCGATTGTCCTATACGAGATCCAAAATTTGGATCAAAAAATTTTTCACCAGGGTAAGTAAGAACGATATTGCGAACTGATCTTGCAACAGCCGAAGCATTTTTAAGAGCAATCAAGTCATTAGCCAGAGGATTACTCTGAAATGATGAGCTAATATCTTTAAAACCTGAACTTGCCCTTTCTAAAGGCATTATTTATGTTTGAATGATATATTCTGTCTTATTTATAGGGGTCAAAATTCATTAAGAGGAATGGGTTCAGTACCATATTCCCAGTCATCATAGTCTTCATCATTGCGAATTTTCTCATGAAGATCATTTTGGACTTTAAAATCATGTTTTTTAGGTGTCAAATCATCATTCGCAATCTCACGAAGCATCTTTTGATGTTGATGATTAGCTAAATTGTCTAAAAAATCGTTCATTTTTACTCCTGATCTGTGAAATCAGAACTTTTTACGGGGTTGCTATCCCGAAGTTTCGTCTAAAATTACCGTTTGATAGTCATCTCCGAGTATTTTTTTCAGATACTCTTCATTCCAATAAGTGTAATATTCACTTTTTGATAATTTTTTGCGAATTTTGCTCAATTTTACCTTTGATTGACACAAAATTAAATTATATTTTTGATTATTTGTTTGAATTCCATTAATAAACGTGGGTTGTGAAGCACAATCCTCAAAAA